CATGCTCATCTATATGGGCTGGGCCGGTTCGGTCTCCTCCCTCGGTAATGTCTCGGCCCGGTATCTGTTCGGCGATGAGATCGACAAATGGCCGGCACAACCATCCAAAAAAGAGGCCCCCTCCCTGAAGCTGTTCCTGGAGCGGTATCGCTCCTACCGCTACGGGGCAAAATGCTGGCTGATCTCCACCCCGACCCTGGTCACCGGCCCCATCTGGCAATATTGCATCCATGAGGCCGACGTCCTGTTTACCTACCATGTCACCTGTCAAGATTGCAGCACGCATCAGCCCCTGGGATTCGACCAGGTCCGCTGGCCCGAGGACGTTCGTGATCCGCAGCTGGTGGAACAGGGGAACCTGGCCGGATATGTCTGCCTCGAGTGCGGTTCCGTCTGGTCGGATCGGCAGCGGGAAAAGGCCCTGCAGGCCGGAATCTGGCATGCCTACGGCAAGGGCGTTGACTGGGTGCGGGACACGGACTGCGGCAAGAAGGCCCTGGCCGGTGACGGCCGTGAGCTGATGACCTATCTGCGCGCCGTCCACCCCGAAAAAATCGCCTTCCATTCTCCTGCCCTGGTGACACCGCTGGTGGGGCATTCCGAAATGGCCGCCTCCTTCCTGCGCGGCCTCAAGAATGTGGGGGATATGCACTACTTCGACACCCAGATCCGCGGCGTAGCCCATATCCCCTCCCGCCAGAACCGCGCTGAGGATGCCATCTATGTCCTGGCCGATGACCGCCCGGACCGGCTGGTTCCCGGCATGGGTCAGGTGGCAGCCCTGGTCGCCACTGCCGATACCCAGGACGACGGGTTCCCTTATCAGATCACCGCCATCGGCTGGGGGCTGAATCCTGATCGCTGGCAGATCCGCTACGGATTCACCCGCACCAAGGCGGAGCTAATCCAGTTCATGTTTGAGGATACCTATCAGGATGCAGAAGGGCTCTATTATCCTGTGCATCTGCTGGTCATCGATTCCGGCGGCCATCGCACCAGTGAGATCTATGATTTCACCCGCTGCTATCCCGGGCGTGCTCAGGCCTACAAGGGCGCATCCGGCCGCAAGGCCAATCCCCAGACCTGGACCACCATCGACCGCTACCCCGGCACCAAGGTCCAGATCCCCGGAGGCGTCAAACTCCTGATCGCCGACGCCAACCACTACAAAGACCAGCTGGCCTCCATCCTCAAGGTCAAGCCGGACGATCCCGGCGCCTGGCACATGCTGGCCTCGGTCAACGATCATGATGTCCATGGCCGGGACTTTGCGGCCCAGATGTGCGCCGAATATGTTGACGAACGAAATATGTGGCAGTGCCCGGACGGCAAGGATAACCATCAATGGGACTGCAGCATGATGACGCTGGTGGCGGAAGATATCCTGCAGATAAAATATTGGCAAAAGGGGTGATCTGGATTGAAAATTACAACCATGAATAAAATTTCTGCGACAATCGGTACCGCCACAGCGGGCGTTGATTTCTCCCCCCGCACCGGTGCCGTTTGCCCCTGGTGCGAGAAAAAAGCGAGGATCTACCGCACACTGACCTGGGAAGACAAAACACGCATTCGTTATCACCGTTGCGAGAATGACCGCTGTCCGCTGGCTACCATGCGGGTATCGATAAAATCAATTGAAGTAGATAGGTGAGGAGGAATCCATGGAACAACCACAAAAAAAGCAGAAGCCCACGCGCATCATCGAGGCGCCGAGATATGTTATCGGTGTCAATAACCGCCCCTGCCTGCTCTATAGCTGTGATGACGGCAATGAATATGTCTCCACGGAGCTGGCCGCCATCATCGGCATCGGCAGGGATATGCTGTCGAAGCGGTGTCATTCGTATGGGTGGAATTCTCCTCAGGTCTTTCAGGCCCCTGATCTGACCAGGATAGAGAAAATAGCCGCCATCAGGGCCAGAAAGAGGATGGAGGTGATGGAAAATAATGGTGGAAACGCCGAATGGATGAAGCTGGGCAAAGAGAAGCGTGATCATAATTTGAAGAGGATGCCCCGCCCTGGAATATTTGAGCGACAGATGGAGGGCAGTTATTGCGCTGCGACCTGCCGGGGAACGATGCCGCTGGAATTGACCTTGATCTCCATTGCCGATCTTGGCGGTGAAAAAATTATAGAAAACAAAATAGATAAGGAGGAAATGATGGCGACTACTCGAAAAACAGGGGTGTGTGATTTGTGCGGAAAAACCGGTGGTCAGGTATTGGTTGACGGAAAGAAGTGCTGTTCGCTGTGCGAGCATATCAGGCGCAATGCGAAATTGAGGCCAGCCCTTATTATGGAACAGTTGAGGGAATTTCATTCCGGTCTTTTGGCCGGGTATCTGGACGAGTTGCTTAATTTGCACCCGGAACTTCGATCTGCAGTTTCAGAAATACCGACCGTCGTGGATGAAGATCTTGAGCGGTGGAAAAATATTGCGGACGCTCAGAAAAGACACCTTGAGGCCTTGGCCTCTGAAAAAAATGAACTGGTCATCGACAATGTCAAGCTGGCGGATAAAATAACCGAATTGCGAGCGCGTAACGAACGGATGCGCTGCGGAAACCATGAGGAATATCCGCTTCCCCCTCCCATGACCGATACCAAGCTGGCCATCACCGATGTCTGCGACTCTCTGCGCTCCCTGCTTATTGAGAAAAATAACGCCTACGGGAACTCCGCCCTGGATCCGGTGCGGATCTTTTCGCGGGCCTCGGCGATGGAGCAGATCCTGATCCGCATTGATGATAAGCTGAGCAGACTGTCGAAAGGGAGCGAGTACCCTGGCGACGATACCATTATGGATCTGGCAGGGTATATGGTACTACTCTTGGTCCATCGGGCCATTGGCCCGCTGAATGTAGCGGCATGAACATTGCAATAAGTAGAAAATAAATAATTCCACCTCTCCCCCAATGGCCGGAAGTCGAAAATAACTTCCGGCCATTCTTTTTTCACCCTCTCCCCGAAAAATCCCCTGACCACTTCCATTTTTTCAACCCCGTCCCTTTTTTCCCCTCCCGAAAAATCCCCCTCTATAAATGCAACTCCCGTGCCAGTGCAAAAATGTTAGTACCACAATTAACGCTGTGCTACTGGTAGCAACGACCTCCTTTTAATCACCCCACATATAGCATATTTTCCTTGCAGATGATGTTTGACCCAAATCAACCGCAAGGAAAGATATGACCGAACAACAAATCCTCGATCGTCTGGCCCTCTACCTCAAGGCCGAAACTGCCATCCTTGAAGGCAATCAATCCTATACGGCCGGGGGCGTCACCTATACCCGCGCCGATCTGGGGCAGGTCAGGGCTGAAATTGCCAGACTGCGGCAGGATCTTACTCTGATCCAGAATGGCGGCAGCTACGGCTGTCAGTCCGTAGTCTTCGGAGGCCGCCGATGAAGACCGGCCTGGGCCACAAGATATACGATGCCTATTCGTCCCTGGTCGGTGGGGCCTTGTCCCTGCTCGCCCCGATGCGGGCCGCTAAATTCCGTTTTGGCCGCGATCTCTATCGCTCCTATCTCTCGGGATCGGCCACCGGGCCTGACCAGAATTTCCGCCCCCGCCTCCGTTCCGCCGATGCCGAGGTCAAGGCAGCCTATAAACTGACCGCCTCCCGTTGCCGCGACCAGTACCGCAACAACTCCCTGATCTCCGGCGGTATCGAGCGCATCTGCAACAACGTGGTACGCTCCGGCATCTACCCGCAATTCCTCTTTCGCGATCGCGCCGGCAAGTTCGACCGCCCGGCCAATACCGCCTGGGAAAAGCTCTTTCGCCGCTGGTCAATCTACTGCGACAACACCGGTCACGACAGCTACGGGGCGATGCAGACCATCGGCCTGCGCCACATGTGGTTCGACGGCCAGTATCTGATCCACCGGGTCTATGACGATTCCCTGACCGGTATCGTCCCGCTGCGCCTGGAGCTCCTCGAATGTTCCCAGCTCGATGCCATGGTTGACGGCATCCTTCCCAATGGCAATACCGCCCGCAAGGGGGTGGAGCTGGATGCCAATGGCCGCCCGCTCTTTTACCACATCCTCGATCACCACCCCGGCGATTATATCGCCTACGGATCATACGGCCAGTCCCGCCGCATCCCGGCTACCGAAATTATCCACGTCTGGGAACGGGACATGATCAGCCAGTATTCCGGCATCTCCTGGCTGGCTGCGGTCGTGCTCGAAGGCTACCGCATGGACGAATTCCGCCACATCACCCAGGATACCGCCAGGGCCCAGGCAATTTTTGCCTATTTCCTCAAGTCTTCGATCCCCGGATTTAATCTCGGTCCCGGCCTGCCTGCCGGTGGTCAGTCTATGCCCTTTTCTCCGTCCGCTACCGGCGGCACCCTCGACAGCAATCTGGCCATGAACTCCACCATGATCCAGAAGCTGCCCAACGGCACCGAGGTACAGTCCATCTCTCCCAGCCACCCCGGCAACAACTACGAGCCCTTTGTCAAGGATTCGCAACGCTGGCAGTCGGCGGGCCTTGGCATGTCGTTCGAGGCCTTTGCCAATAATTACACCGACTCCTCCTACGCCTCCGCCCGTTCCGGATCTCTTGAAGAACGGCTGAGCTACCAGGGCCAGCAGCAATTTTTGGAAGAAAAGGTCAACGCCAAGATCATCGCCTGGTTTATCGAGGCTGCCTGGATTTCCGGGCTGGCTCCAGTCGCCATGCCCGGCTACGCCAAAGACCCCCTGCGCTATCACGAGATGGCCAGCGGTCAGTTGCCGGGATGGACATGGGTTGATCCCAACAACGATGCCCGCGCCGCTGATAAACTGATTGATCTGGTGATCGATACCCGCACCGCCCAGGCCTCCCAGCGCGGCCAGGTCTTTGAGGATGTGGTCGAACGCCAGATCGAGGAAGAGGAACAGCTTGTCAAGCTGTTTGAACTCCGTAAAAAACGCCTACAACTCCAGGAGCCCGCGAATGCCCCAGCCCCAGCCAAACCAGCAACAAATTGAGACCGCCCTCCGTTCCGTCGGCATCCATCCGGGAACGTGGGCGAGATCGGCAACCATGCAGCAACGGGCCGCCGGTCTCGAAGATAAAAATGGCGGTATGGAGTGGACCCTCTCCACCGAGTTGCCTGCCCTGGTCTTTGACTGGGAACGATGGGATTTCGTCAACGAGGTACTCCTTGCTGATGGCATGATGGTCCCGGCCATCGGCCAGGTCCCCCTGCTCGATTCCCATAACCGGAATTCGGCCAGGGATGTCCTCGGCCATGTCCGTGATTTCTCCGAGGCCGCTATCGGAGGGTATCAAGGCCGCAACGGCCAGATCTATTTCGCCGCCGACGAGGACAGCCAGATCATCCGGCAAAAGGTGGCGGACGGCCACATCACCGACGGCTCAGTCGGCTATCAGGTGCTCAGCTCGATCTGGGTGCCTGAGAATACAGAGGTTTTAATAGATGGCAGACTCTTCATCGGCCCCCTCAAGGTCAGCCGCAAGTGGAGCCTGAAGGAATTTTCCATCACCCCTATAGGCGCGGACGTGCTTGCCAAAGTGCGGATGCTGTGCGGCGACACGCCGAGATAAACAAAAAAAGGAGTAACAAAAATGAACAAGAAATTACGCGCATTTCTGGAGGCAAACGGCCTGAGAGCAGCCGCCACCGACACCGAGGCCTGGGCCCACTACGATAAGCTGGCCGCTGATGGGGTGGAAGTCCCCGGGGTCGATCCTGGTCAGCGTTCCGCCGCCGCTGCCCCTGCCGGTCAGACCCAGACCCCGGCCGCCGTGACCACTGCCCGGCAATCTCCGGATGAACCACCAGCCACCTCCGATGTCGATGCCGCCGTTGCCCGCGCCCTGGTGCAGGATGCCCAGCGACGCAGCGACATTGACGACCGTCTGCGGGTGGCCGGTCTCACTGATGCCGATAACGGGGACTTTGCCCGTTCGCTGCTCTCTGATCCGCACATGTCGCTGGAAATGGCCAGCCGTCAGATCTTTGCCCGGATGAAAACGCAAAACCAGCCAATCGGCAACGGTGCCTTTGGCGCCGAGGTCGGCATGGAGGCCGGGCAGAAACTGCGGGCCGCCGTCACCGACGGTCTGCTCCTGCGTTCCGGTCACCGACTGGAGAAACCGGCTGAGGGCTCCCGCGAGTTCCGGGGCCGCTCCATGGTCGAGATCTGCCGTGAGCTGCTGCTGGCCTCTGGTATGCAGGTACGCGGTCTCTCCAATATGGATATCGCCGCCCGGGCCTTGAATTCCGGATCTACCTCCGACTTCCCTGCCATTTTCGGGGCCCTGGTCAATAAGAATCTGCTCAAGGCTTACCTGGAATGGCCTCAGACCTGGCGGCCATTTGTTGGGATCTCTTCCGCCAACGACTTCAAAGATATCTATTCCATCCGCCTGAGCGGCTCTCCTGACCTCAAGGGGATGAATGAAAACGGCGAATACCAGACCGCCTCTTTCAGCGATGCCAAGGAAACCTATCGCGTCATCTCTAAGGGCATCAAGGTACCGCTCACCCGCGAGATGATCATCAACGACGACCTGCGGGCCTTCACCCGCATCCCGCAACTGTTCGGGGCCTCTGCCCGCCGAATGGAAGGGGATGCCGTCTATTCGTTGATCACCGCCAATGGCCTGATGAGCGACGGTGTTGCCCTGTTCAACGCTGCCCATAACAACCTTGCCGGTACTGCCGCCGCGCTCTCCTCTGATTCGCTGTCTCTGGCCCGCGCCGCCATGCGCAAACAGAAGGGCATGAAGGGTGAGCTCATCGATGTCACCCCGGCCTTTGTCCTGGTGCCGGTGGTCATGGAGACCGATGCCGAGATCCTGTTACGCTCCGCCGCCCTCCCAGATGCCAATATGTCCGCCGGCGTGGTCAACCCCTGGGCCGGAAAACTGACCCCGATCGCCGATCCTCATCTCGATGCCGCCTCTGCCACCGCCTGGTATCTGCTGGCCCATCCCAATCAGGCCCCGACCATTGAGGTCTCCTACCTGCAGGGCGAGGAACAACCCTACGTCGAGGAGATGGTCGATTTTAACTCCGATGCCTTGATCACCAAGGTCCGCCACGATTTCGGGGCCGGTGTGGTCGATTATGTCGGCGGCTACAAGAACGCAGGAGCGTAAGCAATTACGAATCAGGAATTACGAATGACGAATTAAAAAAACGTATGTTCGTGATTCCTGGTTCGTGTCTCCTTTTTCGTAATTCGTAATTCGTAATTCGTAATTCATAATTCCTAATTTTCTTTCTAATAGCGAGGTAAAAAAATGGCTCAGAATCATGTGCAGGAAGGCAGAACAATGCCGTGGACGAATGGTACCGCCGCCGCTGTGGTATCCGGCGATGTAGTAGTGGTCGGGGCGATGGTCTGCGTCGCCCTTGGTGATATCGCCATCGGTGATGCCGGGGAGTTGGCCACCGAGGAGGTTTTCCTGGTGGCCAAAGAGGCCCCCCTGGTGATCGCCCAGGGAGATATCGTCTATTGGGATGCTGTCAAT